GACTGTGACTCCAAAGCCAACATTAAATGGACTCTGTTTGTAGTCTAATGGAATCCACGCCGTTGATCCTGTACCAGACTGCGTAATTACTTGTGGGCGCATAATATTTCCTTTTATAAAAAAAAAATGGGACTAAGATTATTAGTCTTAATCCCACCTTTGGGTTTTACCAAGTCATCCCTTGTTGTGGGAAGTAGTATAAAATAACAATCTTTACTGCATTGGTTAGCTGTGCCGAAGCCTTAGCGTAATACAATGTATCAGCAGTTTGTAGAGCACCCATTTGAGCACCTACAGCTGTTCCTACTGCCGTGACTTGAGCACCGTTACAAGTAGCTGCATTAATTAACTGAGTACCACCAAGGGTAGTACCTACGTTAAGAGTTTGAGCTACGTTAGCACCACTAGATACAATAAAAGCTGCAATGGGGATAGAACCCTTTGGAAGTACAAAGGCTGCAAAACCTGTAGCGTCACCAGCACTTGTATCCATCTGTACTACTTGATGATAAAGTTCCTTTGCTGGAGGCGTAGTACGAGTAACACCAGCCGGTCCTAGAATTGGTTGTGGCATAATAATTCCTTTCTAAGAATTAAATTTTCCAATTTTTAAATCATGTTTAGCTTGTTTTAAACTATAATAAAAAGCTTCTTGGGTATCATAATCTAAAGTTGTCATATGCCTCCAATGTTTTTTTGTAGTTTCTTGAAAATCAACAGCCATTTTTGCTTGATCTTGTTTTACTCTCATAAAAGGCAATATCTGTTTTAATACATTAACAGCCCTACGACCACTAACTTGCCATTTTAAAGTATCACTCCAATTTTCAGATTTATATCTATCTTGTGAAAAGATTGCTCCATCTGGAAATAATTTACCAAGTTCTTTTGTCATATAAGGATCAGTACTTTGTACTGAGATTCTTAAAATATAATTATGACCTCGTTCCCGATCCTTACGTTGTTGTTTCATAATAAATATACTGCCTTCACCATCAATGATTCCAGCAGCCCAAGCTAAATCTGCAATTGTATTCATATTTCCTACTCCTATTCAGAAAAATTACTTTAAAAATTAATTGGATGGACTAAGCGCCCTGACTCCCGTATAATCCTCTCGGGTCTGACCAACCAAATGAATAACGAGCTGTAGCTTTGAATTTAGCATTCTCAGTATCAAAATCATTATCTTGTTCAAACTGATCTGCACGACGTTCAAAATACTTTAGACCATCTTTAACATTAGTTAAGATAAACCAGTCATCTGAACCAGCACTTGATAGATAGTGGTTTACAACAACTTGACTGAATAGACCCATATCTTTAAGGACGTTTGGATCATTAAGATCAGTACCTACACGACCATCTGCACCTAGAATACGTTTGGCTTCAAATTGTAATTGATAAGGAATAACTAATTTCTCAGGTTTAGCTGCAATTAGTAAACCACGATCATCACGATAACCAGCAATATCAATAACAGCTTGTTCAAGAGCTGCTTCACTTAAATCTGAATCAGTAGCAGCTTTGTTGCTATAAGTACCACCTGCAACATTAAGGTGAGCAGTAGAGCATAGAACAATACCATCACCACCAACATAACCAGCAGTAAATGCACGGTTATAAATATTAGCAGCAACAATCTCTTTAGTTTGACGTAAAGAACGAGCTAATGCTTTTGCTTTTTGAGCACCAACTTTAGCATACTGATCATCTTCATAGATTTCACGAGTGATAATAAAACCAAGACCATACACAACATGATTGTATCGTGATGTGAAACCTTGACGTTCTGTATCATAAGTGATTGAAGCACCTTCAGATTTAACTTGAGCTAAACCTAATGGGCTTAATCCAACATCTTCTTCATATGCTTTATCAGAAGTATTCTTTTCAAACAGTTTATCCCATTCTACAGGATAATCATTATAAGCTTTGCCATAAATGGCATTTAATCCAGGCCAAAGTAACTTTGAAAAGGAGCTAGAAGTAATAACACCAGACATAATTTATCTCCTTTACGATTAAACGCCGGCTACACCAACGCTACCATAAGTATGGACGTTAATGCGAACTAAAACTTTGTTATAAGCTGATGCTGTTTCATTATCAGGACGATTAACAACACCAACAATTTGTAATGGTCGAGTTGACGTAGTATCTGGTGCTGTAGTTGAATAAACATACATTGGTGATGCACCAGTTAGTAATGGGTTGGTATGAGCTGATGCACCAACACCTACGTTAAGACCAATAGAAGCAAGAGCTACAGAAGCATCTGCTTCAGCTTCAAAAATAAGATCATCTGAATCAGCAACTAGAACAAATTGTTTAGTTGATGCTGGACGATATACAGGTGTATCTAAACTAACTGAACCACTTGACATAGTACCACCAACAGGATCAAATTTAGAATTGATAATACCTACTACAGCACCAAGAATAGGACCAGCAGAAATTTGTGCTGATGCACCTACAACTGCTTCAACTGCAGGATAATAAGAAGTAGCTGCTGAATCTGAAAGTTTAACTAAATCCCCAACGAATACAGGGACAGCTTCACCAGCAGGAACTTCATAAATATTGGCTTGTCCATTATAAGGACTACCATTTAAATGTTTAACAGGTTTAAACCCATTAATTCGAGAAGTATTTGCCATAAAATCTCCATAAAATTATTATTTTCCGATAGATAGTTTTCCATAATCTGAATCGGCTTTTGCTTGTTGTTTCATAGCCTTCTCTTGTTCATCAATTTGATCTGCTTTTACTTTTTGATCTTCTTCAAAAAGTTTATTAGGTATACGCATTAAAACTGAAGGAGTTCCATCGTTACTTACAACACGACGAACTGAACCAAGATCGGACACATCAGAAACCCGAGAATCTCCAACTGTAATATTACCTTCGGAGACAAGCTCATAACCAGCTTGTTGGTAATTATACACTCGGCTACCAACATCGTTTACAAAACGATAGTGAAATCCAGGATCTTTCTCCCCATTCACACTTAATGGTCCCCGTTGATGTAGTGGTTTACGAACTACTCGTTTATTTGTTTCTTTTATTGTCATCTTAGACTACTCCTTTAGATGCTTTTATTTCTTTAATATAATCTTCTTTTGTCATGATACCTTGACGAATAAAGGTATTCATTACTCGTTTCTCATCTTCCGTTAATTGAAAACCTGTTGTTTTACTTCCTGAAGCAGAATCAGAAGTACCAACTAAGTTAGGTTTTGTTCTATTAGGATTTTCTAGTTTATCTTTATAGATAGCTTTAACTTTATTTGTAACATATTGTAAAACTTCTTCTGGATCAATATTTGGATGCATTTTTGCATAGCCTGTACCTATAGTATCTGCTAATTGACGCATTTCTTCATCACGCTGATACCATTTATTATTATCCAACCATGTAGCAAATCGTGGATCTATTTGTGGTTGTTGTGGTACAGTTTTTTCATAAACCTCTCTAGCTTTGTGTTCAGCTTTTAGATCAGTTAATAACTCAGTTGTTTCTAAATAACCATCTGAATTACCTTCTTCTAAATGTTTCTTTTGTAGATTTTTTAATTCTTCTAAAGCTTTTTTATACTCAGTTTCTTTTACTTTAGTATGATGTTCTTGTAACATCGCTAAAGCTTTTTTGGTATCTTTTAATTCTCTACCAAGAGAATCTATCTTAGTGAATAATTCTCCACGATCTACAAACTCTTTAGCTGATCGCCATTTACTTGGATCCCCTTGATATTCTTCTTTAGGTTTCCAACCTTGTTCACGAGCTTGTTCTTCAAAACCTTGCTCAACATTAGTTTCTACAACTACTTCATTCTCATCCATTATTAATCCTTATTCTATAATACAAAGAACATCAATATCATTAATTAAGATATATTCTTGTTCATCACTATCTAATACTTCTTTACTTGCATATCTCTTTATACATACTCTATCACCAATTTTTACTATAGTATTATCTCTACCATAATCTGTAAAAGCAGTTGGTCATACCTGTAATACTGTACCATATTCTACAGCTTTACGTTCTCTCTCCAAAACTGGTTCTGGAATAACTATACCACCAGG